ACTTCATTCATGCCTCATCAAGGCATGAATGAAGTAACCTGTACGATTCGCATCTGCTTAGGCAGATGCGAACCCTAGTGGTTACTTCATTCATGCCTCATCAAGGCATGAATGAAGTAACCTGTACGATTCGCATCTGCTTAGGCAGATGCGAACCCTAGTGGTTACTTCATTCATGCCTCATCAAGGCATGAATGAAGTAACCTGTACGATTCGCATCTGCTTAGGCAGATGCGAACCCTAGTGGTTACTTCATTCATGCCTCATCAAGGCATGAATGAAGTAACCTGTACTGCCACACACGAAGCCGCTTTCCGTCCTCTTTCCGCGTCTTATAGAATCCCTCAATCTGGTCATACGTTAGGACACTGAGCATGGTCTCAAATGTATGCCGCTTCAAGAGGCGGAGCTCAGGAATCGACAGATCGTAAATTAACGGAGGTGTGAACTCAGAACGAGGTCGTTTCCTGCCAGACACGTAGGTAAGAGGTTCTTTCGAGACAGTAGCTTTAGCTGGAGTTGTGGCTTCTGTTGGGGTAGCTACTACAGTGGTCAAATTATTTGGTGCGGCTTCAAGCAGAGCTTCTTCAATAGCATCTGCCAAGGCATTTAGATCTGCTGTCTGATCTGTCGAGGACAGATCAATATTGGATAATACGTTCGCAAGTACGTCAACGGACATTATGGATAGTTGTAGGGAGGGGGGCTGAGATGGACAGGGTGTTGGGGTTCAATTTTAGAAACGGCATAAAAAAATTTGTTTTGTGTTTTTTCGGTTTTTTCGTCTTGTTTTGATATTTTTTGCTATTTTTCTATTTATTTTACGATCGCCGCGACCAGCTTCTTCTGGATGGCCTCCTTGAGCTCCATCAGCTCTGCGTAGCCCTCTGCTGTGGGCATGTGGAGCACCTCATGCTCCTCCCCATTGTACATGGCCTTGAAGGGGTTGACGAAGGTGACTTCGGATGTTACGACAGGCTTGGATGCGATGGCGGCGAAGGACACCTCGTACTTCTTGGCCACTGGGACTACTGGCTTCACCAGAGAGGGGGCATCGAACATGGCTGCCAGACGCTTCTTGGCCTCCTCGACGCCAGCTTCTACTGGGGCAGCTGCTGCCGCTCTGCCTAGGCAGATGGGTTCCAACTGGATGCCCTGAGCAGGCTTCAGCTCTGTCCTGGGGCCACTAGCAGCGGCCTTCAGAGCTGCGACTGCTGCGGCACAGCGGCTGTCAATGTCCGTGGTCCTGGGTGCGGGCTTAGGCTTCAGCATCTCCTCCTTCGACTTGCGATCAGACGCCGCCAGCTCAGGGAACATAGCACGTCTGTCGCCCGTGAGGGAGTCCTCGAGCATGGGCTCTGAACCACAACGCTCCAGGAACAGCTGGGCCTGCTCAGGACTGGCCAGCTTGAGGAAGCAGAAGCCAATGGACTTGCCGTCACGCAGAGGAGCATAGATGGCCTCCTTCTCAGCCATCTGGCAACCCAGACGCTTGACGAAGTCACTCAGATCACGGATGAAGCGGAACAGCTCAGGCTTAGTACGGAGGAAGCGGATGTTACCCAGACGGACAGAGGAGATGATGGACTTGGGCTTCACATAGGCCTCCTCTGCGACTGGCATGAGGTAGTTAGGGAGGGCTTCGACCTTGGGCTCTGCTACGACAGTTGACACCTGCCTGACCTCCTCCACTACCTCGACAACAACGGGTTTGGTGAACTTGATCAGGGGAACCAGGCCGAGGGGCTTGAGGATACCTCTGTAGCGTCTGATGCGTGTCATGTAGAAGTCCTCCTCCTCATTCATGTCCGCCCATTCAGCACAGGAGCAGTGATACCAGCTACCGCAACCAGCACACTTCGTATGTCCAGACTCTCTGTCACCCTGTTTGGAGGCAGCCATGAAACGTTCGGAACGAGCTGTGAGGTTGGCCTCGGCCTTCTCCAGACGCATGGCTGCCCAGGCACGTGCGAGGGCAGGCAGATCGAGGAAGAGGTTACGCATAGCAGCTAGACGCTTGGCCCTGACAGCGACGCGGCAGGCATCTGCGAGCTGCTTCGCACGGAGCTTCGCCGCTGCGATCAGAGCCTGCTCGGCCTGCCATGCCTCACGGCGTTCCTGCTGGGCACGCATGATTGCGACATACTCCTCATCCTCTACATGCGTATACCCCGTGGCTCTGGCACCGGTCTTCTTGCCCGCCAGGCCAAGACCAGATACCAGAGCTCGCTCATGGGCAGGCAGATCCTCGACAGAGACACCCTCATTGCGGAGGAGGGCAACCAGGTCTTTGCGGCCATAGTTGATCCCGAGGTGAACCGCTGAGTCGAGCTGAGCCGCCTCCTCGATGGCGTTGGCGGCAACATCGTCGTAGCGGGCGAGCACTGCGACGCATCGTTCGGCAATGTCCTGCTGCTTGATACCTAGCTCATCGTCGTCACTGTCGTCTGATCGCTTGGACTTCATAGCACGCTCTGCTGCTATCCCACGTGCGATGATCTGGTCGTGGGTGAGTCTCTTGTCCAGAGACCCGCGGAACAGATTAGTGCTTCGGCGAATTGCCTTAGCGACTCCCTTCTGTAAGGGTTTGGAGGAACCTACCTCCTGGGTGGCCATTGAGCCGGCACACATGCTGTTGGTGGTATTGACTAGTTTACTCATTTTGTGCTGCAACCAAAAAAGCCGCAAATATGGATAGATGTGTAAAGTTGTTACCAGTTGGGGGTGGGGTATCAGGGGTGACACTCCAGCTCCTGCCGTTCAGATCAACCTTGTTTCAATTTTATTTTTGGGTTGAGGCGGACAGGGTCACAAATCAGGGGACCCCGCCAGGGGTCCCCTTGCTGCCATCAATTTTATTCTGAGGTTGAGGACGTACAGGGACCCTGTATCTGGTCTGGGGACCTAGGTCCAGGTCCCCCCATTCAATTTTATCTGGACCTGGGGACCCAATGCCGTTTTGTGGGCGGAAATGGCCTCGGTTGAGGTCCCCAGCAGGGTCCCCTAGCCATTGTCAATTCCTCAACCTAAAAATAAAATTGAAATGGGGACCTGGTCGGCTAGGAGGTCCAGCTCTACCCCAAATAGAGACAACACTCACAAGTCTATCCATTTATTCAGCATAAGATGTCCACCGTACTGATAACATCCCCTGAAGCCATTCTGGCACAAATAGATGTCCTCACCGCCTCCGTCAAAGATCTCCGCAAGGCCACTGCCGCGGCGTTCAAACAGCACAAAACCGCAGTTGCGGCCGCAGCGAAAGCTGGTTCCAAGAAGGCCAAAAAGGCCTCTGGTTCTGACTCGAGCTCGGTTAGCAGCGGCGGCAGTCGCACCAACACCAACTCTTGGCAAGCATGGACAGCATATGTCCTGCCTGCTAAGGGCGAGTCTGGTACCGAACGTGCTGAACGCTACTCCGAGTTCAAAGAGGCCTACACCCACCCTGCCAATGGTACGAAGCAGGGAGTCATGATCGCCTACCTGGGCCACCGAGCATATATCGGTGGATCCAAGGAGGGCGGACAGACTCCTGAGTACACAGACTTCCTTGCCCAGTTCGCTGAGCGTAAGGCATCTGCTGCTGCTACTACCATTGTCCCAGTTACTCCTGTTGTCTCCAACTCCTCCTCTTCATCCTCCTCAGCTCTTGCTCCTGTCAAGGCGAAGAAGGCTGCTACTACCGCTGCTGTCAAGACCTCTGTCGATCGAGTCCTCCAACTAGAGGATGCGACGACTGCCATAGTCCCAGTAGTAGCACCAGTCGTCGCCGGTCGCAAGAAGGCTCCTGCCTCTCTTCCTCGTATCGAGACGATCGCTGAAAGCAACAGTAGCTCTACTAGCAGCTCTAGTAGCAGCTCTAGTAGCAGCTCTAGTAGCAGCTCAGCTGCTACAGTAGCTGCTACAGTAGCCGCTACAGTAGCTGCTACAGTAGCAGCTACAGTAAAGCCAGTCGTCAAGACCGTTGCGAAGAAGGGCAAGAAGGCAGCAGCTCCTGCTCTCTCGATACCTGTTATGCCAGTTAACCCCCGTGCTACCATGGCACCTTGGGAGTTCAACGGTACGACCTACCTGAAGAACGACGCAAACCAGGTCTGGTCTGCTGAGGGCGAGTGGTGCGGTGTCTATAACGAGAGCGAGGACCTGATCGACGAGACAACGGAGGAGCCTGTGTATAACCCTGCTACTGTTGTTCCTGAGGAGGTAATGTAAATATATAAAATAAAAATACAAAATACCATAAAAACCAAAAAACAATAAAATTTAAAAAACCCAAAAAAGACTAAAAACTTTTTTTTAAAGATGACAGATCCATGTTAGGACGAACAGGGTGAAAGGTTATTATCGAGGGTTCTCTTTTTTTTTTAAGATCAACCTAAAATTGAAATGGACAGAGCTCTCCACTAATGCTCTCCCCCCTCTTCTACTATTATCCATACTATGACCATCCTAAAACGCAAGGCACCCCTTAAGATGCTCTATGATGGCTTCAAGCCTTATTCGCATCAGGGACCTGCTATTCAACACATGTTGAATCTTGAACGCAAGGGAACAGAAGCACCTGCGTTCGCCGACCAGCCATCTGTCCAATTTCATGGTGGTCTTCTAGCCGACGACATGGGTCTCGGCAAAACAAGCGAAATGCTCATGACGATGAAGAACAATCCGAAGCCCAAGACTCTCTTGTTGGTACCTCTGGCTCTTGTAGAGCCCTGGACGACAGCGGCGACCAAGGCCGGCTTCTGTTGCTTGGTGGTCGGCAAGGAACGCGTCTGGACTAAAGCCACTGCCGATGCCTGGGACCCTGCTGTCCCACAGGTCTTCATCACAAACTACGACACTCTCCTCCATCGTGAGGCTATTGTGTTAGCAGAAACCTGGGACCGTGTGATCCTTGACGAGGCCCATCGCATTCGCAATCCCAGATCCGAGCTGACGAAGAAGGTTCTTGAGATCGAAGCCCCTATTCGCTGGGCCCTAACCGGCACTCCTGTGGTCAACAAGCTACAGGACGCTGTTACCCTGTTCGCCTTCCTTGGCATCCCCCATACAGAATCCATGCGATGGGATCCCATGTACTATCCGCCTCTTATGGAAGAAATCCTGATCTACAGATCCATGGATACCATAAGAGGTAAGGTGTCAGATGCCCCTCCTGTTCCCGACGAAGAGGAACATGTACTAGAGTTCGCATCCGCCAAAGAACGCAACTTCTACCGTGCGACCGCAGAGCACGGCTACGACTACCAGTTCGAGATGTTCTTGCGGTTACGTCAGGCCTCTGTCAGTCCCGCGACCTTCGACAAGTCTTGGACAGCCCCTAGTACCAAGATGATTGGCCTCGGCGACTTAATTGAGACGGACAGGAGTCGCAAGTGGATCGTCTTCTGCTCCTTTCATGAGGAAATGCGACTGGTGGCCGAGTATTTGGAAGATCGCCTGGATCTCGACGTAGAGCAGTATCACGGCGGCTTGTCGCAGACAGAACGCACCGCGACCCTTGCCAGAGCCAAAGATCCATTATGCGACGTCCTCTTGATCCAGCTCCAGGCCGGCGGCTGTGGTCTCAACCTCCAGGAATTCGACGGGGTCGTCTTCATGAGCCCCTGGTGGACCAGTGCGATGATGGAACAGGCCAAAGCAAGAGCCGTCCGCATGGGCCAGAAAAAGGTCGTCAAGGTGGTTCATCTGCTACTCGCCATTGAGAAGGGCCTCAACATCGACACCATGATGGGCACCGCAGCAGATTCCAAGCGAGACCTGCTCAAGGAGGAGTTTTTCGCACATAGAGTCCTTCTATAAGAATGTGCCATCATTTTTTTTGCCGCTCCGAAAAAGAAAATTGAAGTCAGAGACACACAGACGAACAGGTGTGATCTCCCTTGTCACACCTGTTTGTCTATATCCATATTTGCCATGTTCTGCCTAACATATATCGCATTAACTGGGGCCATAGTCGCCATATTGACGTCCCACAGACGGGCTATTTTAGCCAGACCCCATCATCAGCCGCTCGAGAACTACGAGTTCCTTCACCTTATGCCTGCTGGTGTCCATCTACTGAACTGGCAGGGCCAGCCCGTAAAACCAGCGTACATGATCCTCCAGCCTGATGGCCAGCCCCTCTTCTATGATCTGAATACCAATCAGACAATCGGCGACTTATTTACTTACACGGGCTACAAAGGCATCAAGTCAGCAGAGCACCATGTTCATTTGACAGATGGTGTCTTCAAATCCTGGTCTCTTCTTGATCTCAGGAATCAGAAGACTATACTACCCCCTCTTGGCCCCTTCGGTCGTCGTATGTACCAGAGAAAGAATGAAACTTGGTGGCTCAGGGCCCAACAGAACTATCGGGCTCTGAGATAGTTATTCAACCACCGATTCCTATTTTTTTATGCCGAAAAAGAAAATTGAAGTCGGATCCTATTGGCAGAGGCTAGCCTCCAAGCAAAACCTATTATTATCCATATTATATATCATGTCAAACAGTTCTTCCAGTTCTGCTGTGAATTATCATGACGCCCTTGTCGGTGCCCTGGAAACCATGAAGGACCAGGCAAAACTTGACGGGGGTAAAACGGCCAGCTTCAAGATCCGCTCCTACAACAACGCAATCAAACAGATCAAGGCGATCCCTGTTGTTCGCTCAGTTGGCGATCTGTCTGGACTCACAGGGATTGGTGAAGGCATTCAGAAGAAGATCGACGAGGTGCTAGCCACAGGATCTCTGGCAGCAGCAGAAACAATCAAAGCATCTGATAAAGGCAGCGTGAGCAAAATGCTTATGAACTGCTATGGGATCGGCGTGGCCAAAGCGAAAGCATTGGCTGCTAGTGGCATCAAGACTCTGGCAGATCTCAGGGCAGCTGCTGCGGCAGATCCCAAACTTCTGACAGCCGGTCAAACGATCGGACTGACCCATTATGAGGAGTTCTTGGAACGTATTCCAAGAGACGAAATGCTCGCTCATGAAGCCTTCTTGAAATCTGCCACAAAAGGAATCCAGACGGACATTGTGGGCTCCTTTCGCAGGGGAGCCGTCTCTTCTGGCGACATCGACATGCTCCTCTGTTCGTCTGATACGAAAGATCTCAACGCCGTTATTAAACGACTGACGGACAGTGGTTATATTACTGGCTCTTTAGCCAAGGGGGCTAAGAAGTTCATGGGCGTCTGTCGGCTGAAAGGCGGTAAGCACAGACGCCTGGATATCCTCTTGACCCCGCCATCCGAGTATCCCTTTGCTCTCGTGTATTTCACAGGTCCCATGGAGTTCAATGTGAAGATGCGAGGCCGATGTCTAGAACTCGGCTATACGCTCAATGAGCACAGACTGGACATCGACCCCAAATCAATGGAAGAAGATGACCTTGAGATCCCAGCGATTACAACAGAACGAGACCTATTCGTCTTCCTCGGCATGAAATACCTTGGGCCCACGGAACGAGATCCTAAAAACATAGTATATGAATAAAACCTGTAAAATCCTATTTTTGTTAAATTTGACGAAAAGGTGCTATTTATTATTGGGTACTCATGAAGTTCTTTGAATTTGTTCGGCGAACCGTGGACAGGCCATGGGACTGGAACGAACTGAGCAAGAATCCTGCGATCTGTACCGAGGACGTGGCATCCGAGCTCCATTATCCATGGAACTGGAAGCTCTTGTGTCAGAATCCATCACTATCCGTCAGATTCTTGTTAGAGCATGAGGCAGAAGGCCTAGATTTTGACGCTCTCAGTCAGCATTTGGACCTGACATGGTACGATGTAACAAACTTTGCTGGCAGACCCTGGAATTACACCTATTTGAGCGGGAATCCCTGTGTTACCTGGACTCTTGTTCAAGCCTTTCCCAAGATCCCATGGAACTTTAGGTGGCTCAGTCGAAATCCATCGATCCCTGTGGATATCGCTCTACATAATCCGGATTACAACTGGGACTGGGACTATGTCAGTCGGCGTGCGACTATGAATCAGATCTTGGCTCATCTCTATTTGCCATGGGACTGGTGGACCCTTAGTCACTTGGCACCCATTACCGATGAGCTGCTAGATCATCCTGAGATCAGGGATAAATGGCGAGCCACAGGGCTCTCTGTCAATCCAAGTGTGACGCTTGAGCTCATGGAACAGCATCCTGAGATCGAGTGGTGCTGGAGTCGCAATAGGCGATATTTGACCCTAGACTACGTCATGGCACATCCTGAAATCGAATGGGATTGGCACGAACTGTTCTTGTTGCTTCCCATGTCTGTCGGTCAGCTTTTAAAGTACAACATAGCCATCGACTGGCATAAATACACCTATAATCCTGGGGTAACCTTAGCCGACTATGAGCGGTTCTCTGATAAACCATGGACTATTCGAACCTTGAACTGTCAGGCTAAGGGTCTTCGTTTAGCCGATGTGAGACGTCTTGGTTGGAGTACCCTACTATACTGTCATCATCCCGACGTAACAATCGAAGAACTCATGGAATGTAGGGAAGATGAGGTCGACTGGAACCATATAAGTAGTAGGACATTTACAATCTAAATAAACGATTGTACTAACAGTCAATGGTGGCCTCACTCCTCAAACCTCTGACCACGGGGATCCAAAATGAACGTATTTTTTTTAAACAGACCTTTAGTCCTTTTGTAAGGCTATGGCATACCACAGGACGCTTCACGACCCAGATGGTTCGCCTAGACTTTGATTCGGCTCCTGTATTCGGCGGCACATCCTTTTTCCGGCTTTTACGCAAAGGACAGCTGATTACACGGCTGTTCCTTGTGGCAAATATGCCCGATATTGAGACGGCTCAGGCCAATGCTAGGGCCAAGGCAGGGGCCTTCTTTGCTGGCCCGACCTTTGGATGGACGAACAGTATTGGCCATGCTCTTGTTCAGAGTACGACCATGAACATCGGCAATACTCAGATCGAGACCTTGGATAGTCGTCTGTTGGAAATGATGGACGAGTTCCAGACGCCCCTGGAAAAGACCACGACCATGAATCGCCTGATCAAACGCCTGGACAATGGCTTTACCTCGTCCACCTTCGGCCATGATCCTGTTCCGACACAAGTAGTCGTACCGTTGCCCTTCTGGTTTTGTCGTGGCGATGCGGGCTGTGCGTTCCCAATTGATGCTATTTTGTCGGATGAGGTTCGTATTGGGATTACCTTTCGAAATGTAAATGGCATGTACTATACAGACAGTCGCAATGTGGCCAATACAAGCACTGATGACGGGACTGGGTTATGGCCTATCCTGGGATCATCCTTTTATGCCTATCTTTTGGGAGGTGGCACCATTGTCCCTGGGATCGATCCAGTGAGACCTGTGGGTGTCATTCCTGGCGTCAATATGCCGACAACGCTATCTTTAGGCGATACCTACATCATGGCCGAATACGTGTATTTGGACCAGCCTGAGGCGAACAGGTTTCGTATGGCCGATTTACAGGTGCCGATTGTCCAGCACTATGCCATTCAACCGTTTCAGACAAGGGGTCTCGCCACTGCCAGGATCCCCATTGAAATTCCCAATCCGACAAGGGATCTGTTCTGGATGCTTCAACGAGTAGAAGCACCGACCTACAACGCCCATTTCTTGGCCACACGGGATCTGACAGCGGTCAAATCGGATAAACTGTGGTGGCCGAATGCGACGGGACTTTCTGCGTTTCAACCCGGCTTTCTGACACCGGCCTTCGCTCTGTCAGACTCGGAACCGATCATTGGTGTTGCTCTCATGTACCAGGGGTCTCTCACACGTTTTCGCACCCAAACACCGGCCTTATACAGGTCTGTCCTACCGTCATGGGAACAGAAAAAGAGTCCTTGGATCAACAGGTTTTATTATAACTTCCCTGTTGGTCTTTATAGCGGCTATACCCCTGTGTCCAAGCCACTTGGTGAGGGAAACCTGGATAAGATGTCACAGCGTGAACTGTTGTTGGAATTAACCCCTCGCAGAGGCACTTACAATCAGAACGATGTGCCGTCGTATAATGTGTATATATGGGCGGAAACGTATAATGTTCTGAGGGTGTATGGAGGGAGGGCGGGGCTATTATTTGCCTACTAAGGCAAATAATCATCGCTTATTAAGCGAATAGACTGATTCTGTTCTAACAGACGCCGATCCTCTACGTCGTTCAAATCATATTCGTCAAAATCTGCCATTGTTCTGACTCTGTAGTTATCAGCATCTCCCCTCGTACATTTCACTTGACGCCAGAAGTCCTTGGACTGACAGCAGTAATGATTGAGAACAAAATATGGATCATTCAAAAACATAAATTTATAGGAGGGCTCATGAGGTGTTCCATCGGCAAAATGTATATTGAGAGACGAAAAGGTGGCATTATGGGTATTGATGAAATATTTGTATAGACCCGGTTTCTTTGTGGGAGATTCAGCGGATCTGCGAGTATAGGATGCGACTATATTCGATGGATTGGCCTCATGACCATTGGACCCGAATACTGTGTGTTCCATTTGGATTTGCCAGAAATTATCCATCGTTTCAAGCTGGTCCTTAAGATTTATAGAACTCGGGCTCCACACGAACTCGTCTAGGTCACACATGAGAAGCCACTTCGTTTCTTTGGCATGGACCTTCGGTAAAACGTATTCATTGTAAAGGTTGCGTTGACGACCCAGATAATAGGGATGATCTGCGTGAAACAGTGTTACAAGGCCTCGACTAATATATGGTGTTATAACCTCTACCGAATTATCCGTGGACTTGTCATTGATCAAATAGATATGATCGACTCCATGATGTAAGTAATGCTCGATCCACTCTTTTAACGCATGCCCCTCGTTCTTGAAAATCGCACCAACAGACAAAGTATACATTACAAAAATAAGGACGAACAGGTTTAGGTTCGGCAGTCCGTCCACTGTTGTTGTGCTTGAATGGACCCTTGCGTATCATAATCCGACACCATGTGGAACAGAACACCCTCCTGAAACCACTGACTGACTCTGTCAGGATGATAGATCACTTCCATGAGATCTCCTCTGAGCTGCTCCGTCCGTTCTTGAACGCGGCGTCTCGACTCCTCCTCTTCCGCAGTTTTCTGGGCCTCCTGGACCTTACGAGCATAGTTGTACAGTGCTAATCCCTTTTCGTCATTCGATGTCTGGGGAATCAGAAAGTGATTGCCAGCAATAATCATGTCCGTTAAGAACGGGGGAAGTCTGTCAGGGATCCGCTTAAACTCATTGAAGGACGCATAGAAGATACGGAGGGACTCGGGGAAGGTCTCGGGAATGGTCGTGATATAGTTGTTGTGGACGCTGAGATGGGTGAGAGTGGACGGAAAGGTTGTGGGAAGCGACTGGAGTCTACAGTTCGAAGCATACATATAGCGAAGCTTAGGGGGCAGAGGACTAGGCAGAGCCTTGATGAAGGTGCGGGTGAGCACCAGAATCTCGAGGGATTGGGGTAAGGCATAACCATCGACATGCTTGATCGGATTGTGATCCGCGTACAGTTCCTTCAGGGATTGGGGAAGAGGGAAGGGAATCTTCGTAAGATGATTACTGTATAAGGCCAAGCGTTGACAGGTTGATGGAATAATGGATCCGTCGAAATCAGTTAAGCCCATGTGGGACAGATCGAGGAGCTCGGTTGGATTGTTCAGGGTCATCCAGGCACGGATCTTTTGTTCCAGGGATTGCTGTTGTTGCTGTTGTTGCTGTTGTTGCTGTTGTTGTATATACTGTTGCTTTCCCGTATAAGAGGTAGCAACATTATATGTATATGTAGGTGTGGTGTTTCCCATTGTTACCTATTCAAGCATAGGGACTATTTTTCAATTTTATGAATCTTGGGGACTGGCTTTCAGTGTGATTTCGGCGGCCTTCAGGGCCGTTTTTGGCAAGGAAACTAGGGCATAACGTCCCAGTGTGGTAAACTCTATTCGTCCATCCCATGCTTTCCCTGTGGTCACCCATTCACTGATGCGATTCTTGAGTTCCACATACGCTGTCAGTTCCTTGTTCTTCACGATGTCCAGCATATCTTTCAGGAGTTTGAGGCCTTCTGACAGTCGATCTTCCTTCGTCTTCTCGTGCTTGGTCATTTGTTTCTATGAGAGGGATTTATTTAGACTGGTATAAATTCAAAGGCGGATAAAGGCACGGACAAAGATCTGGGATCAGCATCCCATGTCGAATAATAGAATGTTGCCTGATTATCTTGAATATCTAGGCCAAGGCAGTATTCGATACCGTGCGTCTGAAAGTAGAAGGGGGTCGAAATGAGTTCGGGCTTTAAGGTGTCCTTGCTGAGAATCACAAAGTGGTGATAGTACTTTCTTGGTGTTCCGTGTTTCACCACGTGCGTTAGGCACCAGATCTTATCATTGTTTAGGACAGGATTGGCGGAGCCACGGAGCTTCTGGAAATAGGGGGGCGTTGGATGTGTTCTAAATGGCTGAAGGATATTGGACGATGGATCTACTGTTAGAATCTCAAGGGGAGACCAGTTGTACAGGACTGTCTGTTTGTTATTATGGTCCAATAAGAGCCAGTTCTTTTCACACGGCTTTTTGATAGGATGGTCTAGGATCCTACTGTTCATCAATTGATTATTACTGATATCGTAGTTGCCCAGGACAATGTGATAATTTGTATCAGGTGTAGAGGACTTGGTGGCTGCCGTGTAAAAGAGCTGATTATTGTAGGCGAATAGACGAACGTCTTCCAGACCCAGGATATGTGTTGGGAAAGTGGGGAGATCAGAGGTCATGAATTGGATTTCGGGTGCCTTTGTCAGATCTGTTATCGCCATATTCTCTGTTCTGACTATGTTCTCAGGATCTATGGCGGTATAGACACCCTGATTTGACGTGTGGTAGTTCACGTAACGGGCATTCATGACGAGTTGATCATTCAGACGGGTGACAGAGCAAGAGGACGGCTTGAACGGATCGGAGGACGGAAAGGGCATGGGAGTGGGAGTTCCAGGTAAGGGTTGGACATAGAATTCCAGATTACTGAAGACATTTTCTAAGAGGGGCTGGGACTCAGGCTTCATCAGATATTTGATGGACGAACGAAGACCTTCCTTTCTGTCGGCCGCGTTTACATAATACTGGAGAATGGTGTACTCATAGTCCAGGAGGTGATCGTAAATCTCGGACTCTAGGAAGAGAGCGACACTGGGTTTGGGAATGCGTTTGGCCTCGTAGTAATAATGCATTGCTTTCCACTGATGACCTATGATACGAAAGTGTTTGACTAGATGATAGAGGGATTCTGCCCTGTAATTGTTATATTTTTGTCCCTTCAAAGTCCAGAGCTCCGCCTCTTCTGGTCTGCCTGTATTGAGGTATTGTTGGGCGATCATATAATAGCTGAACCAAACCTCTTCGTACCAACCACCAAGTTCTATACGCTTCTTATAGAATTCAATGGATTCATCGTGTTTCCCCAGACACTTCAAAGTCTGGGCCAAATAGAAATGGGTTCGCTGATTTGTTGGCTGTTCCTTCAGTTCATCTTGGAGCATTTGAAGATCTCGGGTGTACTTATCGGCCTTACAGCCACCGTCATTCTTATCGTTAATCCAGAGCTTGGAATCGGGAATGGTACCTTCCATCGGCCCATCCCAGTATTCATGAGTGGCTCCCACGCATTTCCATGGACAATCCAGACGCATGAGACGCATGTTGGCGTAGTGGAGCGAGCCGGCCTTCTGAATCAGACTGTAGCCTTTCAAGGTGAGATCTGTCTGTTTATTAAAGGCCGGTTCCACGACGAGCTCCATGTCGGCATCAATCGCTAAAACATAGGTCTTCGTTGGTTCCCAGTCCAGCTCGTAACAGAACTGCTTTGCGTCATTGAACGACTTGGATCGGTTGATCCCAAAGTTTGTCCAGGGATGGGTATAGGTTCTACAAGGGACGGACAGGGTTGGGTAAAAGGCTTGAAGGAGTTCTACTGTTCCATCCGTGGAACCAGTGTCTGATACACAGATTGCGTCTGCGATACTGAGTGCTGATTGAATTGATCGTCTGATAATCCTTGATTCATTCTTGATCATCAGGAGAACGATAATCCTCACCCGATTTCGGTCAGCAAATACGATTGTAGACATTATTTAATAACGGTTGGAGGTGTTTAGGTGATTATTGACAAAGTGATTCGTGTATTGAATAGATTCATTGATCGCTTTAGTAATCAAATTAGCATAATCCTTATTAATATCCATATTAATTCCGTGTCTATACACTACAATCGATGGATTATCGATCCATGTATAGTAATTATTCCAGTAAACTGAATATTTATTGAGGATGGCAATAGATTTTTTTTGGAAGTCTGGACTAAGCTGGATATGTTCTAGAATGGGATACTTTGGTAGACAATAGAGCGTATTTGTTTCCTTGTTCGACCAGACAATATAACGGTGATGAATGTAGCCACGGTACTGAGGGGAACCGCCATCAACACCCTTCGTTATTTCAACAAGGGGACTTGGTGTTTCAATATAGCCTCGTTTAGCGACCCTTGCTAATTCTTGGAAGACGAACAGTGGGTTTTGGATGTCCTCGACCGTGTGGCGACAATGGACAAAGTCGAAGAATTTGTCTGGGAATGGAAGTGGTTCATGATCGATATCGACCTTATAGACATTGGGTCCAGCAATAGTGTCAATAAGATGGGTCGCCTTTGGAAAAGGGAAGGGGCCTGCTCCAACATCTAAGACAGTGGCACTGTGACTACAGCCGTTTACGAGCTGTTGTTGAATGAGGGGATGAACAAACCAGAATTTGTTAATGAGTTTATCTGAATTGACCGCTGTATTATCAACCTTGTCCAGTGATTCAATTGTATCCAAAGTATACTGAGCCATTTCATTAAGGGATCAAACAGCCTTTAGATAGTATCTAAAGATAAGTTGTTTACTAGGTATAATGCCTTCTATACCGTTGAATGGTCGTACCTATGACGCAAAGGATGGTGAGTTTAGCCCTATGTTCCATGCGGAATACAATAATCTGAAATTGTTTCCTGATGCGGGTGTCCTAGAAAGACATATAGAGTTGCTGACAGATTTGACAGATGCGTTGGAGGAAGTTCCTGATCCAATTCTTTGTCTACATGAGCATCCACTTAATTCGAATCCAGTTCTAGAATGCGTTGGGTCTAGCCATGGACTGTTCGTGCCGATCAACTGTTCCAAGGCATATGAGTCTGTTTGGATAGATCAGGCGGATCAGATTGATCTGTCTGACCTATCCAATGTTCGCTTTGGAATTCCTTTAAGTCCTCCTGCCGTCGTCTATGTAGCCGATCCGTCGGCGAATCTGCCAGCGACTGTTGTAAAAGCCTATGTTCTATGCCCCGCCTCTGTCGCCGAGGGCCTCCCGCATTTCTTTAAGTTCCCTTTAGCGGACGATCCGTTCGGCTACACCCTGTGCGTCCCTTCGAGTCGTAGAAAAGCCTTTGACAGAGAGTTTGCGTCCTATTTTAGCGAAGGGGTCTTTCACTATGACAATCTGATCCACTTGTGTATCATGGTGAAGAACGGAGGAGAGATTTTTGAACGTGTGTTACAGGAGAATCTGCCGATCATCGATCGCTGGACTATTTTAGATACGGGCTCCACGGACGGGACGCAGGACGTTGTGCGACGGGTTTTGGCTGGAAAAAAGGGACAGTTATATGAGGAACCCTTTATCAACTTTCGTGAGAGCCGCAACCGATGTTTGGAACTGGCATCCAGTCGATGTAAATACACGCTAATGCTGGATGATACCTATGTAGTTCGGGGAGACTTGAGGAAATTCTTGACCCTGATTCGGTCGGATCAGTTTGCCAATTCCTATAGTCTGTTGATTTTGAGCGATGACACAGAGTACTATTCAAATAGGATTCTAAAAACGGCAGACAAGCTACGATATATTTATACGATTCATGAGGTGGTTCAACAGAAGGGCAATATAACGGTCGTGATACCAAAAGATCAGGCGACCATTTTCGATTACAGAGCAGACTATATGGAAAAGAGGACGATGGACAGAAAGCGTTATGATTTGGATAGACTATTCGACATGGTAGCAGAGGATCCTGACAATCCTCGGCATCTGTACTATCTGGGACAGACCTATAATCTATTGGAAGACTGGGACAATGCTGCGAAATACTTTGAGCTCAGGGCAACATCTAAGTTAGAAGGATTCAAGCAGGAAGCAGTGGATTCTTATTTTGAACTGGCCAGACTGTACAATTTCAAGCTGGAGAAGCCCTGGGCCTTGTGTGAAGAGACTTACAAGAAAGCCTATGATCTGGATCCGACTAGGCCCGATCCCCTGTATTTCATAGGGATCCATTATTTGCTGGAAGGACGAAAAGATGTGGCATTCGATCACTTTAAGAGGGGGTTTCAGCTGGGCTACCCCGTTCATGCCCAGTTTTCGCTGAAACCGACACTGTCCTATTACTTTTTGCCCAAGTTTCTGGCACCCTTGTGCTATGAGTTTGATGACTGTCGACTGGGTTTACAGGCATGTCAGCTGTTTTTGGAAAAGGGTCTGTCAGTAGCAAAGAAGGAGCTTGTAGAGGCGGATGTGACGCTTATGCGGGACTGGTACGCAGTATATCAGCATTTGTGTGCGATGCCTGCCCTAACAGTTCCAGTGGAGAGTTCTATACCCCTGTTCGTCTTTGTAGCAGATGGTGGCTGGGGTCCATGGACAGGACGAGATATCTTGACGAAGGGAATGGGAGGGTCTGAGACCTATATTGTGGAAATGGCTCGGTATATACAGGCGTCAGGATTGTATCAGGTACTAGTGTTCTGTCGATGCTTGGACATGGATGTCTTTGAAGGAGTTCAGTATAGGCCCATTGAGACCTTTCATTCCTTTGTAGCGACGAATAGGGTTGACACATGTGTAGTTAGTCGATACTCTGAGTATCTGCCCGTGGCTATTAAAGGCTATGTTGAGAATCTGTATTTTGTACTTCACGATCTGGGACCCACAGGGTTGATTATTCCTCTTAGTCCAAAGCTCAAGCGTATCTTTTGTTTAACGGAATGGCACAAGGGGTATTTTTTGAAGAATTTTCCTATGTGCGAAGGCCTCGTGGACGTCTTTTCCTATGGTCTGGATCAGGGCAGATTTCCAAAAGGGATTGTCAAGAAGAGTCATTCGTTCCTCTATTCGTCCTTTCCTAACCGAGGTCTGTTACCGTTGCTACAGATGTGGCCTCGGATTATAGAGCGGTGGCCAGATGCGACATTGGATGTTTTCTGTGACTTGGATCATGAATGGACGAACAGGGTGGCTGGGGATGTGGTTTTTAGAATTAGGGGGGAATTAGCGAAGGGATTGGCGGGAGTTACTGTAAGGGGATGGACGTCTAAGGCAGATCTGGCAGCAGCTTGGATGTCGACAGATATCTGGCTATACCCTTGTACCTTTGCCGAGACCTTCTGTCTGACGGCTCTGGAGGCGGCTTATTCGAGGTGTCTAATTGTCTGTTCGGATCTGGCGGCACTACAAAATACTGTCGGTGACAGAGGGATTGTAATTGAGGGAAACCCTATGACTAAGGAATGGCAGGATAAGGCTCTTGAGCAACTGTTTTCTGTAGGGGAAAGGAAGGCGGTGTTGGTAGAAAGCGGGAGTATATGGGCATCTAGTTTATCGTGGAAGGGACAGGCTACCAAGTTCTTGGATCTGTACTGTAAGAATACTCCAACTATCGCGGGCATGTACAACTGGACACATGATTTGCCCAAAGGGACAAGAGGGATCTTTGAACAGATGTTGTTGCGGCATAGAGGGTCTACTGCTCGTGTTTTAGAAATCGGGACTTTTGCGGGAACTTCGCTGATCGAGATGCTTAAGATTCTCCCTGAAGCAACCGCCGTTGCGATAGATAGGTGGGCAAATTATGACGAAGATGGGATTACGTGTCTGGCGACTCAGGAACAGGGGGGAATAGAGCAGGTATTCCATGAGAATATACGAAAAGCAGGGATGTCGAGTCGGGTTATCGCATTGAAGGGTGATTCTGTAGAACGACTTTTGGATCTGGTTATAGAGAAGGCTCTATTTGATATTATATACGTCGATGGGAGTCATAAATGTATCGATTGCTATACCGATATGGCTCTCAGTTGGAGACTGTTGAAGAGTGGAGGGACGATGATAGTGGATGACTATAATTATAATTATGATAAGGTTGCGTCAGGACTTGTATTAGAGTATCCTATGAAAGGAGTTGACCACTTTTTATCTAAGTATGAAGGGATGTACAGGGTGTTAGACAAGGGCTACAGGGTTTGTTTGGAGAAGATTTAGTTGGCAATGTATTTGTAGGGGCCATCGCCCCTGACAGTCACAGATGTTTTGAGAGGTTCTACGTTAATAGGGCCTCTGGACGCATGAACATGCCAGAAGAAGGTGCCTGGAGGTCCATGGACCTGGAAGGATCCATTGACAACTTCGGATGCTGCGTATATTGGAATAGGTTTATTAGGTTGGTAAATCGGGGTAAGTTGGACAGTAAAGTCTCTGGCAAGGGCTTGTACGTAGTCTGGTAAAAGGATAGTTGTTAGATTGGTGTCTGGTAGGATTGTTCCTTTACCTCTATAGTAAACGCCAGCTTCAGGGCCTTCTAAGGTGGCGTGAACAAGGTGTTTTGTGGGATCTGTGGGGTGATCAATGATGAAGGTTTTTGTACCGCCACTATTATAGGTTATTTCATTTGTACCAGAATTATATACCATTACTTGTGCTGCTCCAGCGTTACTATACGAAACGCCTCTAACAGGAGCTACATTAAAAGTGCTAGCGGCAGGAACATTGGAATTTGCTGTTCCAGAAGCATTAATTACAATACTGTTCGCTCCTTGACCAGATCCTACCGCACTCGTACCAATTGCGATTGCGTTTGTTCCTTGTGAATTTAGTCCAGCCTGATATCCTAGAGCAATAGAGCCACTTCCTTGCCCTGTAGAGCCAGCCTGGAACCCAATCGCAATCGCATTCGTTCCCTGAAACGCCTGGCCTGCCGCATATCCAATAGCAATAGCACTAAATGCTTGAATATTTTGTCCAGCCTGTATTCCAATCGCAATGCTATAAACACTTTGATTGGTTTGGCCGGCATTCGCACCAATCGCAATACTCTGACCTATTTGACCATATTGACCTGCTTGATACCCTATTGCAACAGAATTTCCTGCTTGTGATGTATATCCTGCTTGATGCCCTATTGCAACAGATCCACCTCCTTGTCTTGTATATCCTGATTGATATCCTATCGCAATAGCGGTTCCAATTGTACCTTGATATGATCCCTGTATATTGTATCCAGCCTGATATCCAATAGCAACAGAATTAGACGATTGATCTGTAAAACCTGCTTGATATCCTATAGCAACTCCTCCAGGATATTGAGTATTTTGTCCAGCCTGGTATCCTATTGCTATTGCTCCACTTCCTTGACTGTTACCTGATGAAGCACCTATCGCTATCGCATACGTACCCTGACCACTCTGTCCTGCTTGCGATCCAATCGCAATCGAATCAAAGAATTCACCACTAGTGCCTGCCTGGTATCCGATCGCCACAGACTGCGATTTATTGCTTTGAGCTCCTGCTTGAAAACCGATCGCAATGGATCCTATACCTTCACTTGTCTGTCCCGCCTGAACACCAATAGCGATCGCATTAACACCCTGTAATTCATCGCCAGCTCTGAAACCAATTGCGATAGATCCACTTCCTTGACTGTTCGAACCTGCTTCTACACCAATCGCAATCGCATTTGTTCCTTGAAACGTCTGGCCAGCCTGATAACCAATAGCTGTAGCAAATTGTTGTTGTGAATATTGACCAGCCTGGTATCCAACAGCCAGACCACTATTACCTTGACCTGAATATCCAGCATTAATACCAATTGCGATTGCTTGTTGTGCTTGTGTTCCATTACCGGCACTACAACCTATTGCGATTGCTCCTGATGCCTGACCTGTAGATCCTGCCTGGTAACCTATCGCAATCGTATTTGTTCCTTGAAATGTCTGGCCAGCCTGATAACCAATAGCTGTAGCAAATTGTTGTTG